AGGCCGCCGTCGGCCGGGCCGCGAAACCGCACGTCGGCGATCTCAGGCGAGTGACGCCGCCGGTGGGCACGCGCCGCGGGCGGCGCAAGAAGGGCGAGAAGCGGAAGTCGTCCGGGGCCCTGCGGCGTTCCGTCCGGGTCCGCACCAAATCCAAGAAAGACGCAGCGTTCGCGGTGCTGGGCTACAAGGCTGGCCCCGAGAGCCGGAAGGCGATCTGGCTGGAGTTCGGCACGAAAAAGGGCATCGCCCCGCGCGGCATGGTGGCGAACCTGATGTCGCAGATCGGGCCCCAGGTCCAGGCCCGCCTCCCGGCGGAACTGAAGATCGCCCTCGAGCGGGCCGTCCGCGAAGTCGCAAGCGGCCGCAACCCCGGAGGCTGAACCATGCTCCCCGAGTCCTGGCTCTACGAGGCGATCGAGGCGGCCGCCGGCTCCGGCGTCGAGGCCTACCCGGTCAGCTACACCGGCGGCGGCGAGCCACCCTACGTCGTCTTTCAGCGGGCCTCCACGACGCCCCAGCTCGTGCTCCAGGACGAGCTCTCCGAGACGCCCGAACTGGACGCGTTCCCGCGGCAGGCGACCTACACGGTCGAGATCTACGCGGACGGCTACCTCGAGGCGCGGGAGATCGCCCAGGCCGTCTCTGACGCCCTGCATCGGTTCACGGGGCCGATGGACTACCTGACAATCGAGCACTGTCTCCTGGTGGACGACAGGGACTCCGCGGCCGTCTACCTCGAGGGCCGCGAGGTCCCGACGTACATCGTCGAACAGACCTACCAGATCGCCTGGAGCGAATGACGAATGGCCGTTCTGTCCAGCATGCCGAGCCCGGGGCCAACGCTCCCGGCAAACTGCACGAACGTCAAGGTCCGCACCGTCGGTGCCGACCCGTCCGGCGGCAACAACAAGATCGACGTGACGGTCCTCGGCGACAATGAGCGCAAGTACCAGGCCGCCCCGCTCGTCGACGTCGATCCAGGAGCCGACGAGGAAGGCGTGAAACAGATCGTGGTAGCCCAGTTCTTTGGCGAGGCCCCGGAGCCGGATGGTCCCGGCGCGACCGGCTGGGTCTGTACCGAGGTCGAGACCGAGTATGCGGTCGGCGAGTTCGTGAAGGGCACCGCGACGTACGTCTACAAGAATCCTGGAGACTGATCCATGTCCATGACCAGCTCGCAGGGCGAGACGTTCGCCGGGATCTCGGGACTGACGAACATCAAGGTCGCAAAGAAGTCGGCCGACCCGACCGACTCCAGTAACCGCCTCGATGCGTCGACGCTCGCGCTTGCCGCAGGATCGGACCGAGTCTACGTCGACGGCCTGCCGGACTCCGGGTCCGGTGCAGTGGACGGCCTGGAGATCACCGTGACGGTCTCGTTCCTGTCGGACTCGCCGCCGAGCGCCGGGGACGAGACTTCATACGGCGGCCAGACGTTGGTCTGCACGGAAGCCGAGGTCGAGTACGCCGTGGGCGAGCTCGTCAAGGGAACCGCGACCTACAAGACGAAGCCGCCCGAGGAGTCGTGATCCTGGGCCGAAAGGGATCCGATGCCAGCCTCCTCGCAGGGTTCGACCGTCTCCTTTGACGGCGAGAATATCGGTCAGCTCCTCGGCTGGACGGTCGTCCCGGGCAGGGCCGTCGTTCAGGACGTGTCGTCTGGGGACTCGACCTACTACGGCGATGGCGAACAAAAACGGCTCGTGCGCCAGGTCGAGTGCCTGAGTGTGGAACCAGGCCGGGCGACCTATACGTTGCTCGGGGCCCCACCTCACATCAAGGGCGACATCGGAAAGAAGGGCACGCTGTCGATCGGCTTCGACGGCGGCTCACTCTCGGCCGAGGCGTTCCTCGAGGAGTTCGAGGTAACGGGGTCGGTCGGCGAGCTTATCAAGGGCTCGGCGACGTTCATCCTCACCGGAGACCTCTGATGCCACTCTCGAAAGCCGCCATCCTCGACATCGACGACCTGGGCGAGCCCATCCGGTTCCACGTCCCGGAATGGGACAAGGGCACGCCAGCCGAAGACGGGATCGTCTGCCTGCGGCGGCCGACGGCCCACGCGCGGGACCAGTGGGAGCTCTACTGCGAGCAGCACAAGACGAAGCCGAAGGACGTCTGGCGGGCCAAGCTCGCGAGCATGCTCCTGTGTGACGAGAAGGGGAAGCTCCTGTTCTCGGAGGCTGAGATTGCGAAGCTCGGCGAGAAGTCGGCCGCAGCGCTCCACCGGATCTGGGAGCAGGGCCTGGCCCTGATGCGGATCACGACCGAGGAGATCAGGGAACTCGAAAAAAACTGAGAGAGCGCCGGCCGCTGGACAAGTTCCTCTACCGGCTGGCGCGTGAATTCGGGATCTGGGACGTCGAAAGCTGGAAGAAGGAGATCACGCTCGAGCAGGTGAAACGCTGGCTGGCCTTCTACCGCCTAGAGCCATTCGGGGACGAGTGGCGGCGGACGGCCCGACTCGCGGTGACTGTGGCTGCCAGCAACGGGGCGAAGGTCAAGGAAGACGCCGAGGAGCTGTTCCTGCCAACGTACGACCCGGCACGCCCAATGCAGACGGAAGCCGAGATGATCGCGGAACTTTCCAAGCTCGGAATGAAGCACCGGAAGAAGTGACATGGCCACGATCGGCAAAGTCTCCGCAGTGTTCACCGCCTCGACGTCCGGTCTGCGGACCGGCGTGAACCAGGCCGCCCAGTCGATGCAGCAGATGCAGCAGTCGGTGGCCGGCCTGCGGGGCCAGCTCTCCACGCTCACGGCCATCTCCGGGGCCCAGCTTTTCGGCCAGATCGCCTCGGCGGCCAGCCAGGCCGTCCGCTCGCTGATCTCGTTCGGGCAGTCCCAGGCCCAGGTGATCGACGACACGAGCAAACTCGCGGCCAGGCTGGGCATGACCTACGGCGAATTGGCGGGCCTGTCGCTCGCCGGCGACCTGGCTGGGGTGTCGATGGACACGATCGGGGCCGCGGTCACGAAGGCCGACGTCGCGTTTGTGCGGGCCGCCGAGGGCTCGAAGACGGCCGCGGACGCGTTCGCTTCGATCGGCCTGTCCCTCGACAACCTCCAGGGCCTGTCCGCCGCCGAGAGGTTCGACGCGATCGTGGACGCGATCGCCGCCCTGCCCACCGAAGCCCAGCGGGCCGAGGCCGCCGTCCAGCTCTTCGGCCGGTCCGGGGCCCAGCTCCTGCCGCTGTTCGCCGGCGGGGCCGAGGGCATCGCCGCCGCCCGTGCCGAGGCCGAGCGGTTCGGGCTGGCGCTTACCGGCATGCAGGGCCAGAACGTCGAAGCGATGAACGACGCGTTCACTCGTGCCCAGCAGGCCGTCGCCGGCGTGGTCCAACAGGTCGTCGCCTACCTGGCCCCGGCCATTGAGAACGTGACCACCGCGTTCTCGGAATTCATTGGAAACGAGGGCGGGGCAAGCATCGGCCAGAACATTGGCGACGGCATCCTCCAAGGAGCGCGGTTCCTTGCCCAGATCGGGGACTCGCTCACGCAGAACCTCACTGGCGTCTGGCAGTACGTCTCCCAGGTTGGGGCCCAGTGGGCCGGGGTGTGGGACATCGCCGGCCGGGTCGGGTCCGTGTTCGCCGGCATCGGCCGACTGCTCCAGGGCGCGTTCCAGACCATCGTCGGCAGTTTCTCGTCGATCGGGCAGATCATCCTGACGGCGGTCCGCGAGGCGGCCGCGGTGCTCGGGTTCGACACCGCACCGCTCGACTCGGCCCTCGCCGGGCTCCAGGCGTTCAATCAGCAGATCAGCAAGGACATCGAGGCATCTTTCAACGCCGCCGGCAAGAATTTCGGGGCCGCCCTGGAAACCAACGCCGCCGCCGTCGGCGAAGCCATCCCCGGCCCGCTGACGCAGACGATCGACGACGCGATCGCCGCCGCCCAGGCCGCCGCGGCCGCCGTGGACGTGGCCGAGAAGCAGACGATCGAAGTCCAGACCACACAACGCATCGACGCCCGCGAGCTGCGGGAGGCCGTCCAAGGGACCGATAGCCGGTCGACTGAGGGCATCCGCGAGATGTTCCGGCTTATGCGTGGCGACAGCGGCAACGTCCAGGAAAGAATCGCCGCCGCCACCGAGCGGGCCGCCGCCGCGCTTGAGAACCAAGAGCCGGACGACTTCGACGTGGCCGACCTCGCGCCGGCGGCAGGAGCGTAACGATGGGAATCGTCTGGTGTCGCTACTGCCCGCTCGAACGGTCGCACGGCGGCAAGCATCAGGATACCTACACCTACGAGGAGTTCTATCTGATTCGGACGGACGACCCGTCCGAGCCGATGACGGACATCCGCGCGTCCCCTGGCATCGAGTACCTCGACGCGCACCCAGACGACGCGTCCTGCAAGGCCCTTGAGTTCGACGTTCGCCCGGAGGGCGACTCGGGCCTGCTCTACAAGATGCGGATCCGTTACTACGCGCCGCCGCCGGACGCGGAGAACGAGAACAACTCGGGAGAGCCCGGCCAGATTGAAGGGATCATGAAGTATCCCATCTGGGGCGCGAGCTCGAGCGTCACCAGCAGCCCATGCTTCCAGCACTTTCCGAACAACGGCGACAACGGCACGCTGGAAACGATCTGCAACTCGGCCGGCGATCCACTCGAAGGCTTGGAAAAGGAGCAGGCGGGCGCGCGGCTGACGCTCACGCAGTACTACCTCAACCACCAAGAATGGCGAGATCTGCAAACGGAATACACCAACGCTGTCAACGAGAACGAATGGAATGGCGGCGGCGCGCGGACCTGGAAGTGCCAGGGCTGCTCGGCCCGCCTTCAAACCGAGAACGTCGCCGGGTCCACGATCGTGTTTTGGGAAGTGAACTGGGATTTTGAGTACCGCGCCGAGACCTGGGACTGCATGCCCTGGGACGTGGGATTCGCCCAGCTCGTGGACGAGAACGGCGATCCGGCCCCGTACGGCAATAAACGGGCCCAGATCAAAGGCCAGGACGACAAGGCTGTGAGGCAGCCGGTCGCGCTCCAGGCCGACGGCACGGCAGCAGCGCCAGGCTCGCCACCCAGCGTGATCAAGGGCGGGGCCGGCGTGCGAATCTATCCGGAGCTGGAGTTCGGAGGTGTCTTCGGGCAACTGTTCACGCCATGACCAGACGCAAAGCCAATCCGGGCCAGCGGCCGTTCCTGGTCTCCGGCGATTCCATGAAACGGATCGCCGCGGCGGTGCAGGGATACGAGCACGGCAACCGGAGGCAATCGCCGGTTAAGTTTCGCACGGCGACCGGCGATGAGGGCGGCGATTCTGTCCGCCTCGGCCGCATCTCGTCAGAGTGGGCCCACGGCGATTCGGCGACCGTCGAAAGGCTGGACGAGGCCGGCGATCCGTTTGATCCAAGCCAAACATTTGAGGCGATGAACTTTTTTGGCAATGTGCATGTTCCGAGTGGCACGCTCAACGTCGCCTGCGGCCTCGTCGGCGGGACGTGGATTCTGATCGAGGCAGAGCGCATAAAAAAAACCGTTGTTGTCGACGTTCGTTTTGAAGACGGGAATTTGGTCAAAGACCTAGAGGATCTGTGGGTGATCGATGACGCTGGCGAGGTGACAACAGAGACCATTGTGGAGACCACCGAATGCCCGGGCTAGACTTTTAAATGACGCTTTATACGGCCAACGGCCTATTGTTGCGAACCGGCAACAGCCTTGCCACGAGCGACGCGTGCTGCTGCGCTGGGTCATGCGGCTGCAATCCCGGCGAATCTCCGCCGCCGGCCGTGTCCGTCACGCTGAGCGGATTCGAGGACAAAACGCAGGGCGATCCGCTCGTTTATGTTCGTGTCCTGTCGTGCGGCGGCTCTGGTGCACTCGGCTACGCCACCGGGCCCGGCGGCGACCCAAAGGGGAAACTCGACGACGACATGGGGCCCATTGAGGGCATCAAGATTTCCAGCGGTGGAGGAGGCTACGCGAGGTACGGGAGAACGGCCCCCACGCTGTCGCTCGGCAACGCAAGCGACGAGCCGGCCGCAGTGTCGATAGAGCTAGAGGAGACGGAAGACTCTTGCGGATGCCCGATCTGGACCGTTACTTCAGTGTCAGTAACCGAAGGAGGCGTAGGTTACTCGGACTTTGACGCGATAAGCCTGGTGGCGTCAGGGGGCGGCACAGTCGTCGAGCCTGCGTCTGGAGTCATTAGGACTTCTGCGAAACGCTACGAACCGACGGGGAAATTCGCGCTCGAGGCTTCCACGACGACTGGCACAGGCGCGACTTTCTCTGTTACCACCACGCCAGCCAGCAAAACACCAGACGCCGAAACGTGGGCGGTTGCCAGCGTTACTTTTACCGGAGACACCGGAGAATTTACGGACGGCCAACCACTGTCTTTTTCTGGCAAGTACGTTTCCGAAGCGGCTATGGCAGAAGTGCGAGTTGTGACCGTGCATTCGGTGCCATCGACCACCGTGAGCGTCAAGAGCGACGCAGGAACTGGCGCATCTGTTTCCGTGTCGCTCTCTAGCAATAAAAACTCACCAGAAACGTGGTCTGTTTCCGGCTACTCGATCGACGGCCCCGGAAGCGGGTATGTGGTTCTCGATGCCGTCACGGCTGCGGTAGACGACGGCGAAGAGGTGGCGGCAGCAGCGGGCAGCGTCGATGAAGTGGACGAAGACGGCGGAATCTTGTCTATCGATTTCGGCACGCTCGGGGAGTTCTACAAGCTCACCGGCAAGATAGCGTCGCTAAATGTTATCGATGGCGGAGAATACTTTGTCTCGAAGAACGAACTCGCGTCCGTAGACCTTGACAACGGCGGGCTTTATTATCTCGTAGACAAATCACAGTCTCCGTGCGTGCCAGAGACGACCGTAGTGATCGAGCAGCTAGCGCCGAGCGACGGTAGCGACGCTGCTGTCGAGGCCACCATCGACACAGACCAAGACAGCAAAACATTTGGACAGGTAACTGAACTTACAGTCAGCAAGGCCGGCGACGGCTATCTTGCGTGGTTGTGGGAATATGGGTGCTTGTCGCGGTTTGACGGGCGTACGTTTACACTGCCTGCTTCTCCGCTTGACGATTGCTATTATGTCGCCGAGTGCGAAGGGGCGGATTTGTATTGCAATGAGGGCGAGCTGGTACAAGCGTCGCTGACCGGCTATGTGCAAGTCGAGCACCGCAGGCACGGCGAGATTGTGTCGTCCGCTACACTTGCGACCATAGAGTCCCGAGACGGGTGCAGCAGCGTTACGCTCACGGACGAAGACGGAGAGCGAACCGCGCAAATAACTGCCACCGAGATCGGCTCGGGCGAGGGCTCGGGCGAGGGCTCGGGCGAGGGCTCGGGCGAGGGCTCAGGCGAGGGCTCGGGCGAGGGCTCGGGCGAGGGCTCGGGCGAGGGCGAAGACAACGGACTCGACTGCCCCCCTGTGATGCTCGACGAAATCGCAGAGACGATCAGCGTCAATTTGCTATGGGGCGGAAAGACCTACGACACTGATGGCGTAAATTTTTCCACGGAAACTATCCCTCCTGAGTGTGATTTCAACGGGCCAAGAATCCTAATAAGGTATTTAATGGGAGGCGACTTTCTCACGAAATTCGACGGAACCGATGCTGACGAAACGAACGCGGAGGGGCCGCAGTGGGAACTCGCGATCACAGGCGAGTTGTACCGCACAACGGAAACGTGTAACGGATGGGGGTTCAGTTTGAGTGCAAATCTTCAGCCTCTTCCTTTTGGCCCTGCTAGTTGGGATAGCAACTTCGACATGATCGGCGAAGTGCCGGTTGACGAGGAGGGCTATCCGTCTGGAACTGCGCACATGAGGCACACAGGCGAACTTCCAGGCGCGGACGGGGAGCCGTGGTTCATTGTTCAAGACAGTGTCCCGCCGTGGTCTTTGGGCGAGCCACCTGTTTACTTCCCTAAGTGGATCACGCGATCGATAACTGTTGAGTTTTCTAGAGACTTGTCGTGACTTCCTGCA